CGGAACGATACATTCGGTCATCGGGCATAATCTGACCCGGGATAATTTGAATTTCCATACCTTCGCTTAAATCGTCCTGCGTTAAGTCAATAACTTCCTGTCCCTTGGCCGCGCCAATCGACTTGACAAAATGCTTTTCTGTATATCTGACTTTAATCATCTGAAACCACCAAGCATACATTTGAAGGTGAAGAGTATCAACTAAATCAATAAATTCATCCAGGTATTTATAGCTCTCTTCCCGTAGAATAGCCCGTCCGGTGGCGGTTTCTTTGGGGCCTTGCTCGCCCCTAAAGGTATTGCCCGTCCCAAAAATATTATCTAACTCATAGGTAGAATGAACCATATCCTCGTGAACCATCGGGGGCAGAGGCGCGCCGACTTCTCTTGTAACGCCGTTTAATACTCCCTTGCCATACCAAATCCCCTTGGGGTCGGCTTTGGCCACTTGCGCTTCGGCCTTGGTCATTTGGCACAAATTAGTATCCACCTTGAAAATGCCATTAACCATATCCGCATTATCAGAAATCTGACGCTTGCGTTTGTCTATTTCTTCTTGTAGTGGTTCAACCTGCGCGATTAAATCGGTTTCACCAACTGGTTGATTTTCAATATTTAAAATCGTGCCAAAGATATAAGGCGGTAGGGGTTTGTCAAAGTAATTATAAAGATAACTTTTGTATTTTTTATTTGAAGTTAGCCGTCCCTTGCTTTCTTTTTTTAGTCGCCTACCCTCCAACCGGCGCAACTTGCCGCTCATCATATCAAATCTCGCGCTCTCCTGCACCGTCAAGGGGATACCATCCCAATCCCAATAAGGATGATCCTGCCGGTCAAGAATAATACCGTTATACTCCCAGCAGACATAATCCCCAATCCAAACCTCACGAATAGCGACACAAGGATTGTCAACCAATACTTGCTCCTCAGTAAAGCCGGTCTTTTTTAGTATTTCTTGCTTTTTATCAGGAAAATCTATTAAAAGTTCGGCTACCGGCTTTTCAGGAATAGTCTCAATGACGAACTTAGTATCATACATTGAGGTGGATTTTTTAGAAAAACGAACATGGCGCGAATCCACCGGCATCGTATCAAAATCGTCCGTCTCGTTATTCCAGAAAACCTTGAAAACAACTAAGCGGGAAAGAAAAAGAAATCGTAATCCACGTCGCATCTTGGCTTTTATGCCCAATGTTCGGTATTTAGCCAAAAAGAAATCCTGTAAATTAGAAGCAATCTGTTTGCCGTCCGGACTGGTTTCAGTAGAAAGAACATTAGGTTTGGAAGGCCGACCGGTCAGGGTCTTAATAACCGACTCCATCGCCAGAAATGTGCGGTTATCGCGGGCGTGAGAACGCTTGGGCGAGATATTGTCCAGCCATTCGGGGTTATTCTGCCAGATACGTTTGTTCTTTTCGTATTGTTTGGAAACAATCTCCCACAGCGAAGATGATTCGTTGAATCTATTTGTAATAAGCTGATAAAGCTGAGAATCGCTTAATTTACTGATGTCCATATAAATAAAAAACCGCCAGAATCAACGCCGAAAAAACTTAGGCACTAATTCTGGCGGTCTATGTAAGATACGCCAGTACGAATACAATTTTATTATACGAAATTTATTAAACCTATGTCAAATAACTCACCTGTTGATAACTCTTGTAGAGAAGTGAAACTCATGTTTTTGTATTTTACCCGTCGAATCAAAATGCAATAACAAACTTCCAGGTTTTAATTCTTCAAACGCTTTTTTGAAAATATCCCCGTATTGGCGCAACCAATAAAAAAGTTGAGCTTCTTCTTCGCTCATTGAAATTTGGCAATAAGACGAATCAAGGTTTGTTATCCTATCTTGATTATTCATTTTTTTCAAATAAATCTTGCAGGTCAATCATTTGTTGGCCTTCGAAAGTAATCTGGACTAAACTCTTTGGCCGCCCCTCGGCTTCCGATACTAACTCGACTTTTACCGATCCATGCTTCATCGCCAGCCACCAAAAATACATCGCCGAGAACCAATGATTAACTCCCGTGGTAGAATCCCAGACATAACGTCTTGTGTGAAGCGCCGGCACATCCTCTGGTATTCTTCTCATCGTCTCGCAATGTAAGATAAACTTTTCTAAATCCTCTCGTGATAAGTTAAAAAAGAAATTGCCCCGTTGCAAATCATACACGCAAGCATCAATAACTCTGTTCCTATCAATCCACAAATATCCCCAATTCTTTGAGTCCTCAAAGTTTCCTTTGTCCCCGCCCCACGAAACCATATCGGCGATATTCTTATCCTTGCGGTAAAAGCATAAATTAACTTTAGGAAACTTTTTTTTAAACTCCTCCGCCCATATTCGTTCCGGGCCCGAGTCCATTACGGTAAAAGGATTATAGCGAGTAATAATCGCCTCCAGTTCTTCCCTACTCTCACATTTGCCCATCTTAAATATCCCATTGCGCGAACCAATCACCCAATGCTTTTCTTTTCCCACGTCCACGCCCATAAAGAACGGCGGGGTGTCCAATGACTTTGGAATCCACACGTCATAAATCGCCTGCCGAAAATCAGTCATCTCTCCAGCCGAGTAGGGTTCGCCCAAGACGAAATTATAAAAATACTCAATGCCTTTGGTCTCTTTAGCTTCAATGATTTCTTCGGCCGTATGACGAATATACATCAAATGTGAAAAGTGGTATCCCGACCACTTACCTCCATAAAGCCCCGTTGGCTCCCAATGTCCCCGTCGGCGCTCTTCATCAGTCAAGGTCTTATTGCATGCACGACAAACAAATCGCTTGCCTATCTCGTCAATATTATCCTCGTAAGTTAAGAACTGCTTCTCGCCACATTCACATTTAATAAACCATTCTTTCTTATCCGAATCCTTCCACGCCAAGTCCACGCCGACATTCTTAACCGAAGGATTGGATAAAAGTGTGGTCATCTTATAATTGGAATCAGTAATGCGAGACGCGTAAAAATCTATAATTCCCAAATCACTCCGGTCTACCTCGTCGTGAACTAATCTATCAGCCGTCGTGGAAATAGGCGCGGCTTTGCTTCGCGTTCCCTTAAAGTAAACAAAAGTATCGTTGATTTGTTTTAAAAAAACATTGTCCATTTTCAAGCTATCACGGATACAAGCGTTGGCCTGAAAGATTTTGTCGGTCTTGGTTTTAGAAAACTCCTCAACATCGGAATCACTCGGCATTGTGTAAATAGAAATAATCTTCCGATACTTGGCCAAGTGAAAGGTTTTTAAATTCTCCGCCACCGAACCGCCAATCTGGGCGCATTTTTTGGCACAGATATTTTTGGAAGTATCACGCAAATAATCAAATAAAAAAAGATGATTACGAAATTCTATTGGCTCGGATTTTTCATTAACGATGTGATTATTTAATATCCAAATGGGAACCGAAAATGAGGCGGGGTCAATTGTTTTCATATCGGTCGCGACAATCCAAATCCTTTAGCCCTTTCCACTCCCAACTTGCGGGCTTCGCGGGCTTTCAGATTATCGTCGTGTTCCTTAAATTTATCTTTGCCATAAAGCGTTTCAAAGCCATAATCATCATGGCGCAATAAATCCAATTTGGCTTCGTTGCGTTCTTCCGCAATCTTTTCCGATTGGTGATAATAGATATCTAAGTCCCGATGCGAGATAAACCGGACGCATTCATTGCCGCATGCACACTCGGCGCGGTAAGTAATCAAATCCTGATTAAATAATCTAACCACCACTTTATATGCCTCCGCATTAAAATCCTTGTCGCATTCATCGCACCAAAAAGCATACATTGCTTTATCCGGCACATCTTCGGCCATACGCTGATTGGGACGAGGTTTTTTCAATTCTCGGTCTCGCGCTAATGCGGCCTGCACATCGGCGACTCGTTTTTTTCCACTTTCTAACTCGTTCATTTTTTTAATTTAAACTGCGCCAGAAACTTACTCCACTCCGGCTTGGCCATCTCTTCTAATTCTTTGGCTGTTGGCTCAGATAAAAACTCAACCTTGCCCGGCGTTAAATCTTCCTGAATCAATTGCAAGGTCTTGGTTTTTTCATCCAAATATAATCGCCATTTTCTTTTAGAAAAAAGATAACAACCCAGCAACGCGCCACAAAAACCGGCCAGAAAGAAAAACAGGAAAGATAAAATTAGATTAAGCATTTTTGTTTTCGTCCGTCAGTTCGGCAAGCAACGCTTCTTCAGCCGATTTTATTATCTGCACAACCTTTGGGCTTTGATGAAGATGCAAATGTAATTCAGATGGAGGCAAATCTTTTTCGTCTTTAACACCCCTTAATCTCAAAATATCCGCACCTAAACTCAATTCTGAAACTCTTTTTTGGGGTTTCTTTTTTATGTCGGCAACTAAGGCCTTAATAACTAATCCATCAGTCAAACCATATTTTGTAAGCACCAATTTATATCCTATACTTTCAGTAAGTTTCTTAGGAGTTTTTGCTGTCGCCGGAGCATAGCCGCCATTAATCATAGCTGGTCCCACTTTTCCACCAACTTTTCGCATATCGCCACCACTCATTTTCACTAAGGCATCCGTGGCTTTTATTTGAAGCTTAGTTGGCATTGTCTTCCCCATATTTATTAAACTTCTTTAGTCTTCTTTAGTCTTCTTTAGTCTTCTTTAGTCTTCTTTAGTGGCATAATCGTTATTTCTCATCCTTTTTTTTCTTCAATTTCATTTACTATAATCGCTTCGGTCGCTAAAAATAAACTCACAACCGA